AGAATCAAGAGTAAAAGAAGACTATTCTAATTTAGAACAAGTTGTTAAATCTCTTGAGGCTCAACTTTCTGAGAAATCAGAAGAAATCATGAATATCAGAGAATCCAAAAGACATTTTTCAGATAGATCATCTAACGGTGACTGGAAAAAAGAATTTGAGCAAGATATTTTAGATGCAAAATTTGCTGGTTTAGCTACTGGTAAAGGATGGGACAACGAAATGGCTAAAGGTTTAATGGAAAAAGTTAACGCACATAGTGGTGTTGGCGTTTCTTCAGCAGACTTTGAGCAAGTTGTTTCAACAAACATTGAAAGAGATATTCAAAATGAATTAGTTCTAGCACCTCTCTTTAGAGAAATTGCTATGACTTCTGCAAACATGATTATCCCAATCTTACCAGATAGCGGTTATGCTGAATTCGCTTCAGCTCAAACAGCTTCAGGTTCAAGCCCACACGGTAACTTAGCTCAAAGAGGCGACACATTTGGTTCTCCATATGGTGGCGTTGACTTGACTGAAAGAACTCTTTCAACCGTGAAGCTTATTTCTCAATCTTACTTAGGTAACGAGACAGAAGAAGATGCAATCTTGCCAATTCTACCATTGATCAGAGAATCTATGGTTAGATCACATGCAAGAGGTATTGAAAATGCAATCTTAGCAGGTAACCACGATAATGGTGTTTACACTTCAGGCGCATTTGAAGGTCTATTAGCAGCAGCTGATTCAGACAATCATGAGTCTGTAGTTGGAACAGGTGGTTTCGCAGCTAGTGACGCAGTTACCGCAGCTGATCTTCTCGCTATGAGAAAAAATATGGGTAAATATGGAATCAATCCAAACGACGTAGTTTATATCGTGTCACAAGACGTGTACTATAACCTACTCGAAGATGCTGAATTCCAAGATGCTAACTTAGTTGGTGATATGGCTACTAAGCTAAGTGGTGAAATTGGTCAAGTATTCGGTTCAAGAGTACTAATGTGTGACGAATTCGCTTCTAAAGCTGCTGACATCTATGGTGCAGTTGCTGTATACACTAGAAACTACGTAATGCCAAGACTACGCGGTGTAACCGTTGAGTCCGATTACGAAGTTGCTAACCAGCGTAGAGTACTAGTTGCTTCACAAAGAATTGGCTTCACCGATCTAATCGATGGTGCTACTTCTAAGTGGGCATTAGCTTACCAATCAGCATAAGGATAACCCTTAACGTAACATGGTTTTTGGGAGTGTACCTTAACACTCCCCCTTTTTAACTATGGCAAATTTAATAACACTACAACAGTATAAAGACTTCGCAGGGATTCAGGGAGTAACTGAAGATGCGAAAATTAATGTAATAGTGCCAGCCATAAGCCAAGCAGTAAAAACTTACTGTGGCACAAGTTTTATTGATTATTACTCAACAAATAAAACAGAGTACTTTGATATAAAAGATACTTATACAACTTCAATAATGGTAGATGAAAGTCCATTAAATACTGTTGTATCCGTAGAGGAAAGACAAAGTCAAGCAGAAAGTTATGTAACACTAATTAGTGAAAATTCAGATGGAAGTGGGAAATATGAGTATATTGTCGACACTACAGTGGATTCAATTTTTAGAACAAATGACACTGCTGACAAAGCTTTTCCAAAAGGAAGAAAAGCAGTAAAAGTAGTTTATACTTCTGGGTATGCAACTACACCAGAAGATTTAAAACTAGCATGTTTTGATTTAGTAAAATATTACTTAAAAGACGAAAGAAAAGAAAGACTAACAATAGCAGGAGCCTCGATACAAAATAATATATCTACAACTCTAAGAGAAAATATAGGATTTCCAGATCATATTAAGAGAATACTAGATTTCTATAAGATTCATAAGTAATGGCATTACAAGATCTACAAAAAGAGTTAGATTTAATAAAGTTAGCTTTAAAAAATACTGATCCAAAAGGAGGAGGTGCTGGAAACCCAGTACGTGTATATTTAGAGTCTGCTTTTGCTGATATTGATACTTCAGTTGGACAGCTAAAACAAGAGTTAAAAGAAATAAAAAGAGTAGCTAGTCCTGGAGGAAAAGCTGAATCTGCAATGAACGCTATATCTGAAAACGACTTAGCAAGTTTTGCTCTACAGTATATAACTATATTGCACGGGATATTTATAAAAAATTCAAATCCAAAGAAAATAGAGTGGGTTCCAGGAGGAGGAATAGTTGGTCCAGGATCATTAACAGGAAGTGTTAGATATGATCGTAAAAATGGCCCCTCTAATGTTTATAGCTGGGTTAAAAAAGCTTTTAACCAAACTTTTGCAATAATGGATGCAAATAAAAATAATCCAATAGCAGTTGCAATTATAAGTGCTGCAAACCAAGAGACTTATGACGAAAAGAAAGGTCAAATGGTTAAACCAAAACAAAATAAATTGTTTGATGCAGGACATATTGAATCAGTATTAGATGCCAAAGTAGCTTTAACACAGGCAAGTATATTTGGTAGTGAAAACTTACAAAAAGCTTTTGGTCCAAATGGACAGCAACTTGTTGAAGAAGCTATATCAACTTCAGCAAAACTAGCAGAGTTACCAATAAAGATTACTAGAACTCATGATATAGATGCAAAATCAGGTAAACTTGTAGGTACATCAAGTGTTTCTTTAAGACCAGAAAGTTGGACAGAAAACCAAGCAAAAGGAGCTAAAACCGCTGGACTTGGAGCCTGGGTAACAAGAAATAAAACAGGTATGATAGATTCCATTAGTAGACATCTATCAGAAATTCTTGAAAAAGAATACAAAGATGCAGATGACTATATGGATAGAAAGTCGTCTCCAAGTATGAGAGACTCTGCTCGCTTTTTAGTATTAGGTAACCCTACAATGAATAAGGCTCTTAAAACAGGGAGAGCAAAACTAAAAGGCAAACCAATACTTAAAGTAAAAGATTTTAACCATAGTATAAATGATAAAGTTAAATATGGAACAGCAAAACAGGCCAGACTAAAAGGTAAGTTCATTACGGTACTCGGAGTTAAAACTCCAAAAGCAAAAGATCAAACAACAGAGTCAGGACCAGGTATAGCAGACGAAGCATTTAAAACAAGAGCATTTATTAATTCTAGATTGACAAAACAAATTCAATCTAACATGGGAAGACCCGCTTTAGAAAATAGAACTGGAAGATTAGCAGAGTCAGCCCTTGTTACTAGTGCAGTCCCCCAAGGTGGACAGATTCATATGGATTATACCTATAATCCCTTGTATAGAGTTTTTGAAAATGGAGGAAGTCAATACCCAGCGAATTACGATCCAAGAGAATTAATAGAAAAAAGTATAAGAGAGTTAGCAGCAGAACGTGTAACTACAAAATTTACACTTAGGAGAGTATAATGACAATAAGAACAAAGCGTAAAAAAGTTGTCGATGCACTTGTAAATAAATTAAAACAAATAGATGGAAATACTCCATATAATTCAAATGTGTTTAATAATGTAGATGGACACTTAAAATTTTTAGACGAAATACAACAATACCCAAAAATCTGCGTAGTAGCAGGAGATGAGTTCAGAGAATATCAACCTGGAGAATTCAAATGGAGATTGTTAGATATAACAATAAGAGCATACATTAATGATGAAAATGATGCTCAAGAAACTTTAGCATTATTATTAGAAGATATTGAAAGAATCATTGATGATAATGATAATTTAGTGTATGACGATACTGTATCGCCAGTACAAAGTACAACTTCTTTAACCATAGGAAGTATAAGTACAGATGAAGGAGTTATTGCTCCTTTAGGTATTGGAGAGATGACAGTGCGGATACGATATTAGGAAACAGGTAAGGCACATAAAAATGTAGCCAAACCCTTTCCAAAGTAAACGGAGAAAGCAAAATGGCTTTAAATTTATCGAGAAATACGAAAGTATTTGTCAGCTCTGTAAACGGAGTTCATACCAGCGGAGGATCTATCACAACTTTAGATGGATTTACTGCAGGCACTGGACACGCGGTAGGAGATGTAATTACTTTGGGTACAACTAGCGGTTCAGGAACTGGAGCAAAATGTATTGTTGCTGCTGTATCTGGTGGCGGTATAACTGAAGTATATATTCCAAATAACTTTCGAGGAACTGGATATGCAGATAACGACACTGTTGATCAATCAGCAACCACCGGATCTGGAACAGGGTTTGCTGCAGTTGTAAATGGTGTAACAGGCACAACAACAACAGATAACTCAAGAACAGCTCTAGGACTATTTAAAGGAAACGGCACAGATGCTAATACTTTTAGATTAGGTGTGTTAGATGGATATAGCTTTTCACAAGGAAGTGAAGCAACTGACGTTACTATTAACGAAGCAGGTGCTACACCAAACCGTGGTTCAAAAAGATTTAATGACTCTTTACCGCCAGCAGAATG